GCCCTTCAAGTAAGCTTATGATCAGCAAACAACGTATTGGTCAAATTCAATGATGAGACCGTAGATTGGGAAGGTAATACCAGTACCTACATAGACAGTATCAATCATACCGACATAGAGCTTGTCGCAGTCGTATGGCTTGATATTGAGGTGGTAGCCGTCCTTCTCGAAGCTATAACCGACACGTGGGTCGAGGATAGCAACATATTGCTTGGTGGCATCAGTGTTCCAGAGTGGGTACTGGGTGGATAGAGTCTGACCGCCAACCGTCATCCATGGGCTGCGCATCAAGACGACAACATTAGTGTTAATGCCGAGGATTTCTTTGACGCGTGGAGCCAATTCAAAGCCAGGAAGTTCAAACGCCTCGAAGGTATTGACGCGCTGAGTAGCGAAGTTGAGGTTGTAAGGAGTTTCAACACTCTTGATAAGTTCGGTTGCGAACTCTTTAGTGATGAAGACAGTGAGGTTCAAATCGCGGAAGCTGTCAGTCATGTACTGAACGGCAGTAGGAACAACACAGCGGGCGTTTTCGGCGACAGTGCCTTGGTTAGCCCAGAAGTGAGTTGGATGCTCTTTAGCGATGAACGCATCAACAGTCGTAGCTGGAGCAGCTACTAAGCCGTCGATAACTTTGTTCCAGAGGTCTACTTCGCGGCCGAATTCGTAAGCACGCTTTGAGAGTGCATATTGTTCGGTGAACAAAGCAGTGTTCCAGAAGTCTTTGTTCTTGTCGCACATGCGGACGCCGTATGCGTATTCGCAGTCGAAGCGGAAGCGAAGTTCGTCAAACTCTGGAAGAGTGTTGATACAAGGAACTTCACAGTTGAGAACGACATGGACATGACATTCATCGTCGCCGTTAGCGGCATATTCCAAATTCTTTTTCTGGAATAGAGAGAATGGGTTTTGATTTTTCTTAACAGGGACGATGAGCTCTTGGCCATATTGGAGATTGCCCAAAAGGGTAGCCGCATCGATTAATTTTTCGCCGTTGAAGAAGGAACGAGCAGAGTTGAGCTCTTGCTGCATTTCCGGCTCTTTGACGATTTCGCGAGCAAAGATGTCGCGATAGAATGGGAATTGGATATCGTAGTCAAAGACACTCGTGGTTGATGGCTGGGTTGGAGCCGCAACGGTGGTTTGAGTATATCCAGTTACAATCGTTGCCATAGTGGATATATTTTCCTAAATTAAAAATTATTATTGTTTTACTCTACCTACTACATCTCCGGCGATGGCTAGTCGTCTTAGCTTATAGCTGCCAGTCAAATCGGCTTCCGTATAGCAGTGGCTCTGCGAGTTAGCGGCTCGCCGGGCTTACTAGGCGTTAGTCTACTTAATGGCTAGGTTATAACTTATATATAGCATGGACCTTGCCGATAAAAGAAAAAATAATCATAAAATTGTCCACGAGCTTCGCGTGCGCCCCTCGACTTGCGACAAGTTCAGGCTGCCGGCATATATCCAGAGCGCAGCTACTAAATCGTCGTGATGCCCTTTCTTCGCCTGCATGCGGATAGTTTTCGACCCGTCGGTCCGCGTCTTTATCTTCTTTATCATGTTGCGGAGCTCATCCAGTGTATCCTCATCGTGGATGATAATAGCCCCTCTATCGAGCATCGAGCTCAGGCGGTCTATCATCATTTCTTTACTGGCGACCGTGGTTCTGATACCAGGAACCTTGTCAGCCCGGCTCTTCGCGTCTTGGTAAAACCAGTGGTAGTACCTCCTTGCGTTTACCGCCACAATAAAACCGTTAGCTACATTTATCTCTGGGCATAAGTCGGCGTTGTTATAAATAGTGCCGATAGACACCGCCCAGTCTGCGTAGTCTTCATCCGTCAGGCCATTCTCCTTAAAGCGAGCCACCTGCTCGTGTGTGGACAAGTCCATGACGTGCATAGCGAAGTTATCCGACTCCTCCGAGCGAGCGGTAATGGGGTCGATAGCTATGCGGTAGCGTCGCCCGTACACCGGTCTCTTATAAATCTTGAACGGAGAGATGTCCGTCTCTTGGGCCTCGACTTTCCTCGTCTGGTTGTCCGTGACAATGCGGTAGTTCTTCCCCGCTAAAATGTTCTCTTCCTGCTTGTCTAGAGAGTCCCTGCTAAACACGGCCCTGTCGGCAGTCAGCGATAGGATATCTTTTATGCTGGTCGGGAACTCATACTTCATCTTGGATGTGCGTAGCGCACGTCTGTGGTACCACCCTATCTTGTCGTGCCATTCTGACTCCGGGATGCCATATCTCTGCATCTCCGGAATGATAATATCCTTGTCGTAGTCGGTATAGTTATCGGTTGTTAACCCGACCCCGTCTCCTTCTCTCCCATAAACCAAGAACCATGGCACGAAGACTAACTCCATCTCGTCTGGGTTGTCGAGCGCCGTTTGTATCTTGTTCAGAAAGTATCCTGACAGGCGGTCGGAGAAGGTTCCGATATACGCGGTGAACGACCAGCCGTAGCTGGAGATGGCGCCGGAGATAGCATCCTCCACGGCCTCTGGGTTGCGATATTCCGACGGCTCATCGCAGAGCCAGACAGATACGGTGCCAGAGCGGACAGAGTTGGAACCCGCCGAAGTAATTTCATAGTAGCCCCCTCTTTTCGCCTTTCCCTTTATGTCCTTGTATTGCAAAAGCGTAGACGTGCCTAGCGTATCTCTCGTGATAGTCGGGAATAACATCGGGTGTACCCCGGCCACGATAGGCTCAATCTTCTGCTTAAAAAACTTAGTCGCTGTTGTACCAGTCTGAAGCGTATGCACGCAGTTTAGGTTCTCCATGCCCGGGACATATGCCTCGATGTAGTTAGCCACCGCCGTGAGCAAAGTAGACTTGCCGAACTGGCGTGGGCCAAGAATGACACACTCTTTATGTACCGTGGCGCGAGTGCGTTTATCTACATACCCAAGGATAGTCCTAGCTATCAGCTCTTGGCCTTTATTCATCTTCGGATGAATAATCTGGCGCGTGTCCCTATCCTGAAGCACCATGCAATTCTCGAAGAAATACTTGAAACCGTTAAAATCACCAGTTACGGCAGACCTAATCTGGTCTGCCGTCAACTTTGGCTCGCTCTGCGGGTATTCATTTTGAAGAATTTTGCTCATGCGTTACCCCTTTAGCGCATCTGCTAAGACGTCGCTTGCCTCGCGCTCGAGCCTCTCTTCTTCGGTTTCTTGCGGCTTAAAAATATTATTTCCCTTAAGAGAAGCATTCAGCTTAGCCACACTCTCGGTAATCGCCCGCACCATATCGGCATCCTTTGGGTTGATGTCGTCAATCAGCTCATCAAGCTTATCGAGCAAGTGAACGTTCACGTCCTCAATAGAGGCGTGTTTTTTGACCTTAGCCTCGACTACCTCGGCCTCCACTATTTGCCCTCGGCCAGTTCTTTTCTGCGAGCGCGGGAAACCTCGACGATAGTGTTGCCCAGACGTGGGACTGCTAATTGTAGCTCTACGAATAATGGGTGAGCAGCACGCGAATGTGCGGAAACTAACTCAGATGTCTTAGCTTTCTGCATCTCCTTGATTTCTTTTTCAAAGTCTTTAAGGACTTTCTTAAAGTATTTCAAATCGTCCATTTCTATACTCCCGCCCCATCGGCTGAATTAGTTGACACTGTCGAACCGGAGCCAATAACCGACCCTTCTTTCGCAATCGTATTCTTTGTCGTACGCGGAGAGGCATCCGTGCCCTTCTCCTCGTCAATAACTGTGGTAATTCCACGAGTAGCAGGCTTGCTGTAAGCATGCCCAGTGATTTCACGGTAATTGTCCCGAATCGTCTTCTTTAGAAGCTCCACCTCATAAGAAGTGCGGAGAGTGACATTCTCGTCAGAGACACGGGTAAGCTCGCTTGGGCGACGACCCGGGAACTTCTTGAGAAGCTCGGCATACTCTTCCTTAGTGACTAAACGCACCTTGGGAATGCGGAAGTTATGCGCCACTTCCACCCAGTCCAAATGACCGACCAAATACTTAATATCTACGGTCGGCTTCTCAAATGTATTAGTCTTAATAAGCTCAACGGCATCTTCCACCGTGATGAATCCGTTTGGTAGAGAATTTCTATCCATTTCTTTCTCCTTTAATTATTTTTATCGTATAACAAAATAGGCATTTATGCAAAACGATCGAGCAGCATCTCTAGCTCGATGTTATTCTGCACGGCCTTGCCGTTGGCGATGTCCACCCAACGGCAGTCGTTACCGTCATACCCTATAATCACCGCGAACTTAGAGCATCCATCTAAATGACTCCGCAACATGGCTATCCCGTCACTCTGTGGCAGAGTATTGAGCACCGACTTCGCCTTCTCTTTCCCTCTAGTAATCGGTATCGTCAGGAAATCTCTATACCCGAAGAACTCTAATTTACCTCTAATCAGCTTGTCCACCGAACCGCAGGTGCAAGCCACACACGCAATCATCCTAACCTCTTTCCCTTGAGCAAGTCATAGTTAAGCGAGACCGCGCCGTTCTCCTCTTCTATGTAGTAAGCGAATCTACCACTCTTCTTAGAGATAGCCAGCAAATAGCGCGAGAAGTCTGTGCCCCAACGCTGACCAGCCATCTGTGCTATCTGGCTCTTTCCCCTGTAAACAGT